GGTTTTGGATTCCCAGTTCGGAATACCCCAGCCACTTGATTGCGTTTGGACATACGCATCCGCAGAGCTTCCGGTTTTGGAGCGTATTACGTTGCTTCCGTTGGTCACAGACAGCGAATAATTCGGTAGCTCGCTTTGTGTAAGCTTATGGGTGAATTCGCCCCCAGTGCTACCTGCGGGATAACTGCTGGAAGCAGCAAACAGGAAAGTATCAGATATTCTTTCCCACGTGCCACCAAATAGATTTGCCGGGCTTGTACTGTTTACGCTCATGTAAATGCTGCCAATCGGCCAGGCTGCAAGTTTTGCTTCCGCGATGGCCGCCTTCACCGCCGCCGGTGTTGCTGCAATCCCACCACTGGTTGAACTGGTTGAACTGGTCGAATCGCTCAGCTTCACGCCGCCCGTGGTCGAAGCATTACCTGTCGGCAGTGTGTACTTGGTGTCGGTTGTTGGCGGTGTATACCCCAAAGCACTTGTCACGTTCGCCTTTGTCAGGCTGATCGTACCGGAACTCACCGTGATGTTGCTCCCGATTTTCACCCCGCCCAGGGTTGAACTGGTAGCGGCAGGCAGCGTATAGGTACTGGAGGAGGCTGGTGTCATATAAATCTGGTTCGCATTCAACGTTCCAGAACTTTTCGCATTGTTGTACTGGCTTTGTGATAGATAGTTAATCACCAAACTGTCCAGCTTTGTATCAGTTGCCATGATCATATACCTCTCGTCACAATCGCGCTGATTGCGGATAGTCCGCTCGGCAGTCCCGTCAGTTTTCCGTTGCTGATGCTCAAACTCAGACTTGTGCTGCTTGGGCTGCCATATACTGCGCTCTTGTAATACTTATTTCCGTCAAAAGCAATCAAGCTTGTAGTGGTGCCGCCCCAGCCGCCTTGACTGGTTATGGTGCCGTAGCCCCAAATCTTAATGGTTCCGCTGGCGGTCTTAAAACTCACGCTGGGGTTGGTGCTGGTAACGGCATAAGCCTCTACATTGTTATTGCCACTGCCGCCGGAACTCCCGCCGCCGGTATAAGTACCTGTCACACCAAAAATGCTCACACCGCTCTTAATGTTCCCGGCCACCAGGTTTGCATCGCCCTTGATTGTTTGTGTCCCGCTCAGGTATTGCCCAGATGCAATGCTCTGGTCGGTTGTCTTCGGGATGTAAGTTGCTGCGCTTTTTTTGGTCACATCACTGCCAATATAAGTGCTCGATATCGCATTCACGGTCACTTTGCTCAGTCCGTCATATCCGCTGTCCGGGCTTACCGTCTGGGTGCTCTCGCTGGGCGTAACCGTTTTGGTCTGCAAGCTTGGCGTGTTTCCGCCACTGCTGCTCCCGGCATAACTGCCTGTCACATTAAAAATCTTTACGCCGCTCTTAATATTGGCCGCAGTCAAATTGCTGTCACCCTTAATCGTCTGGGTTCCATTCAAATACTGGCCGGATGCAATGCTCTGGTCACTCGTTCCCGGCGTATAAGTTGCAGCACTTTTTTTCGTCACGCCGCTGCCCACATAAGTTTTTGATACTGCATTCACTGTAACCTGGCTCAAACCATCATAGCCATTGTCGGCCTTAACCGTCTGTGCGCTCTCACTGGGGCTTACGGTCTTGCTCTGCAAACTCGCCCCACTGGCACCACCCGTCACAAAGCCGCCCTGCATATCTACCTGCGTACTTCCTAAATACACACCCATGCAACTGTCACCACCTTCTGAGCGTAACGTTTGTCGCGCCAACACTGGTTGCCGTTATGTCAATGGTTTTTGCGCTGCTGCCGTCCCATGCGCCCTGACTGGTTCCGTTCAGTTTGATGGTCAGGCTGTTATTTAGTTTTTCGGCGCTCGTTGCGGAGCCGCCTGCGTTGCTGGAACCGGCATAGTTTGTGGTTCCGGTGACTTTGGCCCCTGTGGCACTGTGGGCAATTACCCCTTTCGGCAGGTCGGCAGCCCGCACCGTATCGCCGGTCAGGTCGAGGACAACGGCATCATTGATAACAACCTTGTTTACGGCCATGCTCAGCCTCCGATCGTCAACGTCTGGCCGCCAGCCGCATTATCAACGTATGTGGCCGGGATCGCCTGCACAGTAACTTGAGACAGGCAGTTATACGCTTTGTCGGGCAGCACAACCTGCTGCTCAAAGGTCGGCGTAACGCTCTTGGCCTGCGGCTTCATACCTTCGCTGCCGCTCATAGAGCCTTTCACGCCCAGGACCGTAACGCCCTCGCGGATATTTGCGGGCACCAGCTTGGCCTGTTCGGTCGCTGCGATAGTCACTCCGCCCGCGCCATCGTGAAAGCCCATGGGGATGGTGTATTTACCAGAAACGGTGCTGATTTCACCGTTGACTTCGCCGTTGTTGGGCATCGTGCCGGTCATTTTAGCGCCACGCGCGTAGAATGTTTTCCCGTTCAAAACCTCCGCCACAGCTGCGGTGGCATCGCTGGTATCCGCGTCTTTCGTGCTGGTACCGGTAATAGGGGCGCCGGACTTGTCGTGCGCCGTGATACCTTTTGCCAGCTTGTCCGGGGTTACGGTATCTGCGGTAAGGTCAAGCTTCGTTTCCTTGCCGATAACCACCTTGTTTACGTATTTATTGGGCATTGTAGTACTCCTCTCCTATAATCAGTGTGTAGCCACTGGAATCGTTGGCTACCTCGTACTGAGGTATCTTCTTGATTGTTAGGTCCTGCTGCATTAGTCGTTTTGCGGTGGGCAAAACCTGCGCTGAGAACAACGGCGTGATGTCATACGGCCCGCTGTACTCCGGCGCACCCACCACTGTGGTGCCGGTCACGTCCACCCGCACGGATGCCGCCCCGGCAATGCGCACCGATACGGCGCTCTGTTGGGCTACTCGCACCTGGATCATGCACCATCAACCTCCTGGAACAATGTAGGATTCATTTTTAGCGCCAGAATCTCCGTCTGCGGCTGGTCAGTGCTGTCCCGCAACGTGATGCGGGTGTCCATGTACAGCGTTTCGCCGCCCAGGAATTTGTACGTTTCTTCCCGCGTCCAGGGGATAAGGATGATGTTCTGTCCTTCCTGCCGGGTGCAGTCATCCGGCCAGACGTTGGATTTAATGGCCGGGAAGCCTTTGCAGCTCTTCTGTTTGAACACAAATTCGATCCGGCTTACCTCGTCCAGGCTCATGCCGATTTCAACCGGCAGCGCAAATTGCGTTCCCTGTTTCATTCGTTTTTCTCCTCAGCGCCTTAATTCGGCATTTTTTCTTTCTCTGTTTTCGGAGTTTCGATGTTTGCCGCCGCTGCTTCTTCCGCTGCCATGTTCTCGCGCACGGCATTCAAAACGTTCTCCAAAATCAACTCCGTCACGGCAAACGGCAGCGATGCTTCGTTAATTGCAGCAATAACTTTGCGTTTGCACTCTTTAATGCGTTTGTTGTCAGTCATGGGGCATCCTCCTTACAGCCGCGCGTTCACGGCATTTTTCAGCGTGGCAATGGCCGCCAGAACCCCTTCATCGAGGGCCACAAAAGACCCCCGGTTGTTCTGGCTGGTGATGTTGCCACTGTCATCCAGTTCCATGTAGGTGTAGCTCACTCGTTCGCCTTCGGCGGTCGTAACGACCGCCACGCCAGATAATTTCTTCATGTCCATCCCTCCAATAGAATGTCTGCGGTTTCGTCGGCGCCGGTGTCCATAGCCAACAGGTCAGCTGCGGCATCGGTGCTTTCATCCTGGGCGCGGGCGGCGGTGCTGGCGGCCAGCTCAATGCCTGCCGGATCACCGGCAGGGTAGCTGCTGTCACTGCGGTCGGCATAGCTGCCCTCATAGCCGCGCTGTGCGGACATGCAGAGCCAGGTAAAGCGCTGGCCCGCCGTACCGTGAACGATGGCGTACTGGCCGCAGTTTTCGGCCCAAATGTGCCCGGTGCCATCGCAATCCGTCAGCAGCCAGGCGGGCTGCCCATATTGGGCGATGGTCTCCGCATAGCGCGGGTCAAGGGCAATCAGGCACCAGCCTTCGGGGCCGCACTGGCCCTTGCCCCAATCGGCAAAGGTCGGGGTAGGGGTTTCAAATGCGGCCATTTTCAGCGCGCCGAAGCTGGTAGGCACCACGCGGGATTTGCTGCCCCAAACGTCCAGATTGTGTACATTCAGCTTGCCGGAAACACCTACCCGCGTTGTGTTAAAATCGGCGTCACTGTCATCGCTGCGGTTGTAGGTGATCTGCATCCCAACGTAAGATGTGGGGTTAAGTCCGTTGACCCAGCCGTACTTGGCGTACTTGCTGCACGCCCCAATGTAGGAGCTGCCAGCCTCTGAGTACAGCACGCCGGTCAGGCCGATGCTGCCGGTGTTGATGGTGGCATACCATGCGATGTGCCGGTTGTCCAGAAACACGCGCTCCCCGGATTCTGTGCCCATGCGAATGTAGGCGTTGTCCAGGTCGTACACGGTGGTGTAGTTGAGGTTATGCAGCTGCCCGGTCGTGATGTTGCCGCCGTTGATGATTGTCTTGTCCTGGTTCCAGGTACTCAAATCCGAGAATGTCACCACGCCGGATAGGTTGATCTGTGCGCTGGTGATCTCTGTTCCGCCTGCCGTCAGCTTGATGGTGCTGCTGGTTCCGCTTGTGCTGGCCGTCAGCTTAATTTCGCTCACCGTCTGCTTGATCTCGGTTTTGGTTTCGGTGGTAGTCAGGTAATCGCCGGTGCTGGCCGTCCAGGCAGTGGGGGCGTTGCCCATCTGCACCATGGGGTGCATGATGGTCAGATCGTTGGTAACGGTGGCGTTATCGTCGGCTGTGCTTACAAACAGACCGTCTGCATAGCCGTCCGCGGTCGCCGTAAAGGACGCCCAGCGCAGCTTCCAGCCGTTGTCCAGCTCAATGTCCTGCTTCGCATTTTTGAATGCATTGCCGTAATAACTTTTTGCTCCGCTGCTGCTCTTGGTCTCGAACTGCAAAAACAGGCTGTCCGTGCCAGAGTTGAGCTTGTACAGCACGCTGGCGCAATAGGTCATGCCCTTGGCAATCACCAGCGTTTTGTCCGCGCCAAAGTGGAAGCGGGTGTTCTGCGCCCTATTGGTCACCCGGACGGATTCACCGCTGATCGTGTATGTCCCTTCTTTTCTCAGGTCATTGCCGCCTGCATCCAGGGTCGCATTGTTCCAGTCATCGGTGCCCGCAATAATATTGTTGCCGCCGGTGATCCGCTGCGTTACCGTCTGGGTAATGCTGTCGGCTTTCTGGTCAATCGCGGATACCGATTCTTTAACGGTTTTGAATTCCCGCTTTGTGCTGTCCAAATCGTTGGAAATGGTCGTGGTGGTTTGTTCCAGGCTGCTGACTTTGGTGCTGATGCTGTCGGCCTTTTGGCTGATGTTGGAGACATCTTCTTTCAGGCTGTTCACCGTTGCTGTGGTGGCGTAGTCCTTCAGCTTGCTGTCAACGGCATCATTGGCAGCGCTGGTGGCGGTATCCTTCACGTTGGCCGTTACCGTTTCGGTCACTGACTTGGTGACTTCGGTTTTGATCTCGTCAGCAGTTTGGGAAAACAGACTTTTTGCGCTTTCCTGGGTCAGATAGTCGCCGCTGCTGGCGTTCCACGCGGTCGGCGCGTTGCCGTATTGCAGCATGGGGTGCAGCAGCGAAAACTTGTTGGTGTAGTTGCCGGTACCAGCGTGGGTGGTACCACTGCCCATATCCACCAGCTTTAAGGTGG